CATAATAAAAAATTAGGTTACTTTTAGTTTACCCTGCTTCGAGGGCTGTGACTTTTGCTGATAATTCTTTTATTGCTTGAGCCATAACAGGAAGCAATCTGCCATAGGCAGCAGCTAATTCATCTGGATTTGCAGTATCAACAGATTGTATATATTCTGCACTGGTTTCACTTTGAACTGTTTGTAGATCTTGTGCAATAAAACCAGCATCTACTCTTCCATCTTTTATATTTCCGTTTCTTGTCTGCCATTTAAATTTAACAGGTCTTAATTTATTTATGAAATCTAATCCTATTGGTAAATCAACTATATCTGTTTTATCTCTTTCATCAGATAAAGAATTTATTGTTTGTGTATTACAACGAAGATTATCGGTACTGGAATTTCCCATAACAAAAAGATTATTATTACTTGCTGATGGTGGTATTGAATCGTGTCCAAGAAAGACATTATTTGTACCTGTTGAATTGCGTCCTGCCTGTTCTCCAACAGCAGTGTTATTATCTCCAGTTGAATGTTGCAATGAAAGCCGACCAACAGAGGTATTTCTCGAACCAGTTGTATTATTAGGAAGGCTATCATGTCCCACTGCTGTATTATAATTTGCTGTTGTTGAAGCACCGTTGGCCCTCCTACCTACAGCAGTATTTTCACTTCCAGTTGTGTTAGCATCAAAAGCTTCAGCACCTACCGCCACATTATCTGTACCAGTTGTGTTTTGTGTTAATGCCTGAAAGCCCACTGCCGTATTATTATTTGCTGTTGTATTCGCTGATAAAGACTGTCTGCCTACAGCAGTGTTTTTATCGCCAGTTGTGTTTTCTGATAAAGTATTATTTCCAAATGCAGCATTTTGACTTCCAGTTGTATTGGCATCTAGCGAAAACGCACCAAAAGCACTATTAGAAGCACCAGTTGTATTGACTTGTAATGCTAGATCGCCAAAAGCACTGTTAAATGAAGCAGTAGTATTCAAATTTAAGGCTGCATATCCGAAAGCGTTATTTTGATTTCCAGTTGTGTTTGATCGTAAAGTATTACTTCCAACTGCATTATTGTAAAAGCCTGTTGTGTTATTTTCTAAAGTTGTTTTACCAACCGCAGCATTATGATTTCCAGTTGTTGTAAGTCTCATAGCTGAATAACCAACCGCAGTATTGTAATTTCCATCAAATGTTGATAAAGCATCTGCACCTATCGCCACATTTTGAAATCCAGTTGTATTGGCATCTAAAGCTTCTGTTCCTACAGCTACGTTGTTATTTCCAGTTGTGTTTGCTTTTAACGCAAAATAACCAAAAGCAGTATTATTATCAGCTGTAGAATTAGCATTTAAAGCATTATGCCCAACCCCTGTATTGTTAGTACCAGTAGTGTTTGTACCTAAAGCATTTGACCCTACTGCTACATTAAAGCTAGCGGTTGTATTTGCATCTAAAGCACCTAAACCAATTCCTATATTTTGACTACCAGTTGTGTTTGTTGCTAAAGCGTCTTTACCAACAGCTACATTAAAACTTCCAGTTGTGTTTTGTGTTAATGCTTTATAACCACAAGCAGTATTATTACTTGCAGTGTTATCCTCTAAAGCATTTCTTCCCACAGCAACATTGTAAGAACCTGTTTCGTTAAATCTTAAAGATCCTTGACCAACACTTGTATTTTCGGCACCTGTTGTGTTTGTTGTTAAAGAATTATATCCTATAGCTGTATTTGCATCAGCAGTAGTATTAGCATCAAGGGCATTTGCACCTACTGCTATATTTTCTGTTCCAGTTGTGTTTGCTTTTAATGCTTCAAATCCAACTCCTGTATTATTACTTGCAGTTGTGTTTGCTTCTAAGGCTTGATTACCAAACGCAGTATTCGCATCGCCTGATGTATTAGCTGTTAATGCGTTACTACCACTTGCTGTGTTTTGTGTTCCACCTACGTTTGAATTTAAAGAATTGTACCCGACAGCCGTATTGTTACTTGCAGTCACGTTTGACGCTAAAGAACCACGACCTACACCTGTATTATTAGCACCTGTTGTAGTCGCTAAAAGACTATTTCTACCAACAGCAGTATTCGCACTTCCAGATGTATTATTAGATAAAGTTTGAAATCCTATAGCAGTATTTTCCCCACCACTAACAGAAGCATCTAAAGCACTTTCTCCAAGAACAGTGTTACCAGCAACAGAGTTTGCACCTTTACCTACAGTTAAAGAGTTTATTGTTGCATCAGCAGTTGAAGTTATACCACCAGTAAGCGTTCTTAAATTAATCCAGCCATCATTAGCTGTATTTCTCATCTTCAATATATTATTACTTGTATCAGCCCAAAGCATATAACTTGCAGTGGTACTAGGAGCAGAACCAGAACTGTTATTTGTTAATATTGCTTGTAATACATTATTTAAGTCACTACGAACGTTCGCACCTGTACTATTGTCAATAACGTAATCGTGGGTAGCCATTTTAGTCTAATTTTTCTTTAAGGTTATCATAATTTAACTGCCTCGACCAAAACCAGTTGCAGCATAACTAAAAGTTTTATTTTGTACAGCATTACCAGCATTTAAAAATTTTATATTGAAACCAGTACCTGAAATATTTGTAATTTCAAATCTATCTGTACCACCAAGATCATTTGCTGTAATACCAATACTTGGTAATTGTGTGCCTGCTCCAACACTTGTACCAGTTTGACCTGTAAAGAAAGTATTATCAAAAGTAACATCTAAACCAGATGATGATGTACCAGAAGAGATATTCGATCTTTGTTCAGTTCTTCTTTCAAGTTCTGCTGTATATCCAAGCTGATCGATTTCAATACTTTGTGCAGGGTCATCTGAATCCATTTCACATCTAAATTTAAAACCACGACCGACATAAGTACCGTTTACAAAAGGATTAAATCTTGAAAAATTAGCTCCGTATGTACAAGATGTTCCAGCAGATATTGTTGCACTTGTAGCTGAAGTCACTGTAAATGTGCTAGTACTCGGAACTGTAATAATTTCATAATTTCCATCAGTTGCACTTCCAGCAGTAAAATCTATAACTACAAAATCACCTACAGCATATCCATGCGAACTTTTGGTAATTGTAATGGTTGTACCACTTTGTCCATAAGTTGCCGAGGTAGATAGATCAGGGTCAAGATCAGTTGTAGCAACTAATAAAGATGCCCCAACATCAAATGCAGTGGCACCATCAAAGTCTGTCCAAGTATCAATATTAGCTGATCTTTTATCAATTAAATCATTTGGATAAAAACCTTGCGTCACAAAATGTCTGCGCAATCTTAAAGGTTGTTTGCCACCTAAATCAAGAGTATTTGCAAATTCATAAGAACCGCCAGTAATATCTACAGCACCAATAAAATCAAAGTCTGCGATGGCATCAAAATCTGATTCATCATCTAGTGTAACTAGAGAGCCAAGAACAAGACCATTAACATCATCAGAGAAAAAACAATCAACTTTTGTTCCCGCAAAAGGTGTTGCATCTAAATCTTCCCTATCAACAAGAACAGAAAGCTTTGGTAAAGGGTCAGGGCTGTTTACAATTACTGAAGTTTCGCCAGAACTAAGTCTGCCACCGTCATCTCTAAATTTTAAGATATATTCCCCTGTAACAATATTTGGAACGATTGATTCGCTGACGTTGCCCGGCAAAGCTGGAATCACATCAACAGAGTTAGTAAAAGTTGCTGTACCATCTGCAATATTAGATGCTCTTACAACTACGTTGCCACCATGAACTACATCTACATCTGTAGCTTTGTCAAAACGTAATCTTACAAATTGATCTGATATTGGTTCTATCCTTAAATTAGTAACATCTTGTGGTACTGCTGTTTTACCAACAGCTTCAAATGTCAAATCTGTTGAAGTAGCAGAAAGTTGACCTTGTACGTTATAACTAAACACTTGTATTTCATAAGTTCCAAGTTGACTGTTAAAAATAACAAAATCAGGTCTTGAAACTTTTTCAGAAACAAAGTTGCCATTTTCATATCTGTAATTTATTTGATATTCAATTACACCCACTATTGGTTGCCAACTTATAAATATTTTTGATACTGCTTGATTGTTTATAGGTACAATAGTTTCTTGTGCTGTAAGTCCGACTGGTGGATTTTTTAACTCATTTAATATGCTTACATTTCTTGCTGGTAATGCTGTTCCGTCTTCTATAAAAGCATATTTTCCCTCTACATAAGAAAGTGCTGTTATTGAATAATTAATACCATCTTGTTCTTCGACAGTTATCACTCTAAATTTTTGCGATTCTATTGTAACGTTTGAAATTATCCAAATTGTATTAACATTTGGTGTCTGCGAAAAAGCATCTGATACTGTAATAGTTGCACCAGAAATACTGCTTATGTCTTTAACCTCAACAGTACCGTCTGGTAAAACCAAACTAAGTTTTGCATCACCAGTTGGATTGCCAGCAGCATCTACAGCAAAATCTGTTGCATTTGTATCATCTACAGTTACTACTGTTGTAGATGTTACACCAGCTAGTCTGCCACCTCTTCTTACGCCAGCACGAACAGGGTCATTAATATCAATAATTGCACCCGGTCTTACAACAGCACCAGCATCTATTGAAGTTGTAAAACTTACTAATTCAGATTCATTTTGTTCTGCAAATAAAATTGCTCTACCTAATCTGGCAGCTTGACCTCTTGATGTACAAGCAAAAGCTTTTACTTGTTTTGTTATAATACCAAATTTACTTTGTGCGGTTGTGTCTTCTACAACTTCAAAATCAACATCTTGGCTGTCCATATTAAAGTATGAAACAGCAACAGCAGTATGTCTTTGTTTTAAACTACTACCAGAATAATTAAAACCATCAGAAGTAATATTACTTAAGTTAAAAAGATAACTCGCACTCTTTGGTGAATCTTGAGTAATGGTTATTGAACCAGCAGTAAATATAGGCATACATCTCATGACACCAGCCAATTCATTTATAAGGTCAAAAGCCTCAGATGAATTTTGTATATTTACATTGCAACTAAATCTAGCTTCCTCTCCACCTAAACCATCATCAACAAGAGTATTTGCATATTTGCTTGCAGTAACAAAAGAAAATAAGTCAAGATTACTGTCTGTTATGTGATCACCAAAACCATACCTTGTATTTGTAAGTAAATCTAATAAAACCATTGCTGGGCATGAAGTCCAAACAGCAGCACCCATAACACCATTAAAAATATAACCATCAGGATATACAATACGACCAGTTGTAGAATCTACAGTTGGTGTTCCAGAGCTAGAAGCACCAGCACCCGGTATTCTTACTTTTATGCCGCGTATCCTAAATTTTCTTGAGGGTATTGAACCAAATTGTTGTGAATCTAATCTAATTGCATTATATGCAGAGTTTGCATAAGTAGAAGCAACATCAATTATTTCTGAAAAGCTTGTCCATTGAAAGGAATTAACTGTACTGTCACTTGTACTATCTGCTGTTATTCTTGTAACTCGTATATCAACAGGAAAAGAACCAGTAACCTCAACAGAAAAATCTTTTTGGTATGCGTCTGCAGTTCTACCAGTAACAGTATCAGTATGTACATCTGTAAAACCACCAGAATTATATTGAACAGAAATTTTAAATTGAACTGTATCGCCTAATAAATCACCCGAAGTTGTTGCTACTTGTATCTGTGGAAATGTAATTGTAACTTTTATGCGGTCAACATTTGTATTGGTAATTTGTCTTGTTACTGGTGAAGCTGCTGTTACTACAATACCAACAGGGGTAGTTGAAGAAGAACTTTCCACACCACTTATTTTTGTTTGGTCAGCAGTGCCATGTCTTGAATTAAATGTAATATCTTGAAAATTAAAATCAGTTGTTGCTGGACTTGATGATGACGCTGTTGCTCTCAATATTGGTGTATCGTTCAAAAATACATCTTTGAGATATGCATTTTTGTAAGCTGTAGATGTTTTATCTGTTATACCTTCTTTAGATGCTGATGCACTTCCTTCTATCTCACCTTCAGAAATTAAATCCAAAAATGTTGCAAACTGCTTACTATGTAATGTATCAGGTGTTCTTGTAGGTTGAGGTGGTGGAGAAGGTCTGGAACGACCACCAAATGAACCACGAATAATTTTTTTATTGTCGGTCATACTTGTACCTGTTCTGTATCTATTGATGAACTTATCACCACTGAACCAGTAATAATTTCTCCATATACTAAAGGAACTGGTGTGCCAGCACGACTTGTTTGTTGTGTGCCACTAAAACTAAAAGATAATCGTGGGTCTTGTTCAGAGCTAAACTCAGGCATTTTAGGTGTAGGAAATAACATATCACTTACACCACTTAAAACTAATCCAGCACCGATACCAAAAGCAGCTTTTGCACCTAAACCAGCTTTTGCAAAACCAAAAAAGCCTGCACCACCAAGTTTTAAAGAAGATGTAAACAAACCACCCACACCAAAACTCATAGCAATTAAAGCACCACCTAATAAAGCTTTACCTATACCACCAGAACCAGATATAACAGGAACAAATTTAATATCAGATTGACCTACAGGAAAATGTAATTCATCTATATTTACATTTTCTTTTCCCAATAACACTTGATAATATTTATTGGACATATGACTTTCTAATTGCGGAAAATTATTTACAAGAAAACTTACAGCTTGTGCTGTTGTATTTACAGCAGCCTCTAATTCTTTATGCCCTGTTATTTTTACCAGTTCGCCATACAGTTTTATTTTACGCATCATAACGATACCTTGCTCCTGTACATTTTAAAAGCCATTCATTATATGGCTCTTTACAGCTTATTCTATCTGCTAAATGATGCAAAACATCACCATCTAAAAAAATGCCAACATGATTTAAACCTTTTCCTAAAATACTCATTGCCAAAACATCACCATCTTCTAATTTTTCATTTGGTTTAAGTAAGCGAAATCCTATATTAAGAAGATATTTGTTAAAGTCACCATCTTCTTTTGATTCTGGTTTTTCTGCAAATTCTTCAGGTGTTAAAGGTCTTGTGGCTTTATTTAAAACAATACCTTTTTTTTCAAAATACCAATCAGTAACTAAACTTAAACAATCAGTTATCCCCCAAACCCAATGCCTACCAAGTAAAGGTGGCTTATATCCACTTGGCTCATAGTAACCCCATTGCTCTGTTTTTGGATTAACAATATGCCATGGCAAATTTGTATCTTCGCAACTTACCATATCTGCCTGACTTGCAATTGGTTGTGTTGTTGGGTGGCTATGGATTACAGCTAAAATTTTTCCAGTTTCTTCTGCTTTTGCATAGTCAATTGGGTCAATAATAAAATAATCATTACCCCAATTTGAAAGATTTTTACATGGAAAATACTTTTCTTTACCTTTAATTTCTATTAATAACCCACAAGATTCTTTCGGGTCTTGTTGTTTAGCATGAGCTAAAGCATCATTTTTCCAAGCCATTATACAGCTAAGCCAATACTAGGAAATTCAGACCTTGTACATTGTCTTTTTGGCGCACGTATCCCAACAAGATCAATAGGTGCAGCTAATTCAAAAACAACAATATCTCTTGTCTCTTGTGACTTTCTATCAATTGAATATATCTCTTGTGCAAATTCTGCATTTGGGTCTGGTGTTCCATAAGGATTTACACTACCAGCAAAGTTAACAGCGTCAAGAAACTTTGCAAGCGTTCTTATTCTTGTTACGGTTGCGCCCGTTAAATCATTACCAGTTGTTGTTTCGTTAACTGTTAAAAGAATTGATGTGATGGTTCCAAGAACATTGCTAACAGTAAGAGTTGGTCTTGGTATTTGACCTTTTTGATAAGCAAAGCCTTCTGCTTGTACAGGGAATCTTTGATAAGTGTTACCAGCCCAAACAATCTCGCCATTAGAATTTAAACTTGACCCTGAATGGAATCTATATGTTGTAGCAGAGCCATGCAAGGCAGAAGTAGTTGTAAGAGTAAACAATTCAATAATTGACGAAGGATTAATTGATTGAACATCACTTATAACACTACTGCTCATGGTTCAAACACCTCTCTAAATGTGCAACTTAAAATAGCTCTGTTATTGTAAGGAATAGTTTTTGACCAATTTTCGCATACATACTGTTTTGCACCAGAAACAGTTGCAGTAACATTACCACTATTTGTTGCACTTGCAGCAGCAGTAACAGTAAAAGTATCAACCGAAGCTGAAGAAGCAACTATAAAAGTACCGTCTGTTGCAGATCCAGATGTAAAGTCAAGAGTTACAGTTTCGCCAATTGCTATACCATGTTTGGTAATAGTAATTGTAATTGTGGTTCCAGATTGACTGTAGGTCCCTGTTTTTGATGTTCCTTCGCCTGTTGGTGTAAAAGTAAAGCTTGCTTGGTCATTAGCTCTACTATCTAAAAATGCCTCGATTACATCAGCATCTTGCTCTGACTCATTAAATTGAACAGTAAATGTTTTTGGGTTTTGATGACTAGCTAAACCAAACAAAACTCTGTGTTCATAACCATCTGCAAAACGTACAAGTCTTTTTACTGGTGCTGATTTTTTACTATAACCAACATAAGTAGGTGTAAATGATGGGAAAGTAGCCATTATGCAAGTAAACCTCCGGGTCGTTTTTCTTGGACTAACTGAGCCTGTATTGCAGCAGAAAGAACAAGACCAAGTTCCCTACTTTCTTGTTCGTTGCCTTCAACACTAGAACCTGATGCATCTACATTAACAACAATATTATTTGTAACGCCACCACCAATACGATTATTTGGAATTATTGTACCAGCAGAAGAAGGTACAAATATTTCTGGACCTTTCTCACCTACGATTGATGCTCTGCCAACAGGTGGTCTACCACCATTAGCAAATCCGGGCAATTTAGCAAATGGTCCACCAAAAATTGCACCTAAAGCTGTATTAATACCAAGTCTTAAAAATTGTCTTGCAATATCATTTAATAAAGCACTTGCAGCTTGTGCTAATGATTTTGTTTGTAATATTGCATCAACCAAAGCATCAGAAACACCTGTTGCAATACTATTTCCTATTTTTTCAAATATTTCTTTTTGTCTTTTGGCTGCTTCATTTATTTTTTCAATTTCTGTTTTTTGTTTTTTTAATTCATGGTTTTGTTTCGCCAGTGAAACAAGTCTTTCTTCTTCTTCTCCATCAAACTCTTTTTTAATTGCTGCAATCTGCTGTTCTAGATCAAATTCTGCTTTCTTTTCTTCGCCAATTATTGCTTCTCTTTTTACAGCTTCAGTAAGTTCTGCGTTAATTTTTTTTAGATCCTCTAATTGAATTTTAAAACGTGCTGTAGCATCTCTTTCTTTCGCAGCAGGCAAACCACCTTCAAGTTCTTCTATTTCTTTTGTTAATTTTATAATTTCTCTTAATTTTCCTGAGTCACCCGTTTCTTGCCCAAATAAACTTGCAAGACTAAGTGCATTCATACCATCTTGTAATTGTTTTATAAAAGGGTGTGTGTCTGCTATTTCATTTTTTAAATCCATTATTTGTTTCTTTCTTTCTGTAACAGCCTGATTAATCATTGCCTCAGTGCCTTGGTTTACAACGTCGTTAAATTCTTTTTGAGCATTTCTTGCTTTTAATAATTCTGTAATTAAAAATCCAAGACCTACAACAGCTAAACCAATACCAGTTTTTGCGAGTGCAACTTTAAAAGCAGTAGCCATAGCAGTAGCCTTTGCAAAACCACCAGCAGTAGCAAAAGCCATCGTTGTAGTTGTAGCCAACGAACCATTTGCAGCAGCAGCAGCAATAGACATTGTTGCAAGTTGTGTTTTTGTAAAAGCTATTGCAACAGATAATCCTTTAAAAGCTAATGCAGCACCAGTTATGATTGCTACAGCTTGACCACCTTCACCACTTAAAGCATTTAATAAAGCTGTTAATGCTTTTACTGCAGGTTCAACAACAGGTATAAGTGACTTGCCTAAAGCTTCGCTAAAATCACGGAAAGATTCGCCTAAAGTATCAACAGAACCAGCAAATCCTACAGCAGCAGCTTGGGCTAACTTGTTATAACTTTCATCTACAATATCCAAAATCATGGTATGCGCTTTCGCAACCTGATTTGTTTTCATTAACTCTTTTATAACTTTTGTTTGTTGCTTTGTAAAAGCGATACCAGAACGATTTAAGTTTGATAAGTTTCTCTCAGGGTCTTGTAATGCTTTTGCAAGTTGCATAAAAGATGTGCTGACATCAACTTGGTTTACCTGTGCAATATCTGCTGCAGCCTGAGCAACACGTTCATATGAATCAACACCAATATTTCTAAAACTTGTTAATAAGTTAAAACCTCTCGTAAAATCTTCTTGGTTAAAAAGAGTTGTTTTACCGAATCTATCTGCTACCTCTTGAAGTTGTCTTAACTGTATTGAACTTGCACCTAAATTATTTAAACCTTGAGTAAGTATGGCAATATCTCTTTCTCTCGCAAGAAAAGTTCCAATACTATTATTTACAACAGAAAAAGCTGTTCCAACAGCAAGGATTGGTGCAATACTATTTCTTAATGCTGTACCTAAACCTTTTGCTGCTGTAGAAGTTGCAGCCAAAGATTTTGTTGCGCCTCTTGATGCTGCTGATAATTTATTTGTTGCTGCAGAAGCATTATTTAAAGAACTGACAGCATTTCTGGTGTCAACTCTTAAGGTAACAATACTTTCAGCCACTTAGCTTACAAAATACATTTCTTTTATCTTACCTGTTATTAGCCTTTAGTCGCATCTTTTTTTCATTATCAGCTTTGATTTCGTAATATGCAGCCCAATATATTAATTCCTCTTCTGTCATATTTTGTCTTAGTTCTGTTAATGTTTTACCTAGCTCAGATGCGAGAAACAACTCGAAGTTTAGCCAGTTATTTCTCTTTAATCTTTTTTTGCTGTCTCAACATCTATTTTTAATTCAAATAAAAATAACTCAATATCATTTAAAACTTTTTCTGGTAACAATCTTTGTAGATCAATAGCATCTGCCAAAGCAAACATTTTTGACCCATCTTCTTTTTGTGCAATTTGGCAAAGCAGTTGTGTAGATACCATCAAAGCATCATCAGTACCAACAGCAGTTTGTGCCTTTTGTCTGTCGTATCTTGTTAAAGGTGGAAAGAAAACATCAATTTTTTGACCAGAGGGTAACTCTAATACATATTTACGTCTTGCAGACATTACATCACTGAAACCTTCAGTAATAATGTCAATGGTTCTTTTTGTTGTCATGTAAAGCTAAATACCTTTACCTAATGTACTATATAGCTGAAGTAATGGCACCTGATGTAATAAAGTTCACTGTTATTACTTGAATCTCACCTAAAGTTGCACCATATTCTGCACCAGTAATAATTCCAGAAAAGCTTATTTTTTTTGCAGCAGTAGCTGAATCAGGGAATAATTCAAATAAGGCATCTGCAGCATCGCCGGTTACAAGAACATCATCAATAAAAGCCTGATAATCAGAGTTACCAGCAGTATCATATAAAAGTTCAACAGAACCCTCGCCAGATATGAGACCACCAACAAAAGTTTTTGATGTATCACCCTGATTAGTTGTTTCCATTGTGTCTTTAGTAACGGATAAAGACCAACTTCTTGTTGATACAACTTCAGCTTCTGTTCCTGCTGCGTTATGGAACATAACTTTACCTACATCACCTTTAACAGCTGTTGCCATGACAATAAAAAAAAGTATTTATTTTATATTAACCTTTTTCTGACTTTTTCACATCTTTTTTAGAATTTTGTTGTGCCTCATAATATTTTCTACATTCTGGATCCCAGTATTGTGGTTGCCTTCTGCCTTTGACAGCTTCTATTGCGTCAAGCATTTCTTCTGTAATTTCAAGCTTTGCCATAATTAAAGTCCCTCGTATGTTTCAAAGGTTACTCTTAGTTGTGTTACAAATTTACCTTCAGGCGGTTGTGAAAGTATTTCTGGACCAACAACTGCATCAAAGATAACATCTGAAACTGTAATCCTATTGTAAAGGTCTCTTAGTCGTTTGCAAATAGTAAGATTACCACCACTACCAATACCTTGTTCTGTAAAAACATTCATAGTTAATAATCCTACAACTAAAGTATTTGCATTTGTTTGATTACCTTGAGATGTTATTTCGCCAGCACCAAAACTTACTTCGCATTGAACAAAGCTTGCATTACCAATAGAATCAAATGCTTGGTTACTAAATACAACAGGAATTACAGGGCTGCTTGCCAACTCTGTTGCCAATCTTCCTTCAATAGTAGATCGTACTGTATTAAGATCGGTTGCTGCCATTATTTACTCCTAATAATTCTTTTTAATTCTCTTGGAATATAACCAACTGTAAGTTGCTTGGCTTGTAACTCTGGAAAGCCTTTTATTGTTTGTTGCTTAGTTCTAAATTTGCCATTCCAGCTATCTGGTAATGAAGTTCCATAAATAACTGGTTCTGCATATTCAACAATAGTAGAAATTGTCCCTTTGAATTTTTGTATATCTGTTTGCCAAGAATTTACCAAATTGCCTGTATCTCTTGGTGTGGCTTTTTTTGTTAATGCTGTCCACTGTAATGTTGTTTTCTGTACTAACTCTTGTACTGCTTCTGCCATCAAATCATCTATCTGTTCTAATTTTATTTGTCGTACCATAATTACCTCAAGACAAGTTCAAAGCTTATAGGTGTATTATTTTGCTCATTTACAGAAATACTTATAATTTTAAATTCAACACTACTTATAACAACTCTATCTTTTGTGGTTGGTACAAATGAAAGGTCGCCAGCAGATATAGTTAAAATTTTATCTTGTGACTCTATAAGATCATTTACCTCCGACCTATTTACATTATTCAATGAACCTTTAATAGTTGTATCAGAGGTTGTCTCTGTTATAGCACCAGTAGTCGTATTATATGAACCAGCAGTAACTTGCCTTATAGTTACATCTCCACCAAGTTTACTTAATGTTTTTGATGCAGCTTTTTTTAAGGCGTTTGCAAGGCTCATATTAGATAAGCAACAACAGTTCCACTTGTAAGTGTGATGCTAGTAATAACACCTTCAATTTTACAGTTAGATTTTAGATCAATACTTGTTAGATCGCCAGTAATATTCTCTGCTACTAGAGTGTCAATTTCAGAATCTTTGATTGCTTGAATACAACCAAATCGACCTGTATGTGCAGCAGTATCATTAATAATTTTGGCGGCTGGGTAGTAGCTCATTGTTAACTCCTTTTAATTGCGACATTGCCGGGTCCACTTATTCGTAAACCAGTAAAGTA